TAGTGGAACATTAGTAAATCCAATATCAAATTATTCTTTTGTTACTCCAGTTAGAGCTAGTTTTGATGGTACTGGCAGAGCATATCCAGGATCTGGTTTTGGAGTTGTATATAAAACGACAGTTAGTGAGCAAACACAATCTATTGGTATTGCAACTGCAAGTTCTTTAGTTGTATCTGGTATTGCAACTGTTTCAACTGCATTCTATATGCCACAATACACAACATCGGCAAGAGATGCAGCTACCTTTGCTGAAGGTGCGATGATATACAATACAACAACTAAGAAAATGGAGTTCTATAATGGATCGTCCTGGCAGTCACTACCTGGCATGTCGCTTGGTCTTACTGTAGCACTTGATGGTTGATAAATAATAAGGAGTAATTACTCTTTTGATGGCTAAGAACGGACGCTGCCCTGCAGGACAATATTACTGTTACACTGACAAAAAGTGTAAACCAATCCCAAAAGGATTTAAGGTTGTAGGTCGTGCTGGAATGCTCCGTAAAGAAAATGGTCACACTGTTGACGAACCAAAAAATGGTAACGGCAACGGAAATGGTAATGGTAATGGTAATGGTGGCAACGGAAACGGTGGCACTGTAAGTGAAGAAGGTCTCCGCGATTGGTTTGGTAAATCTAAATCAAAAGATGGAAAGAAAGGTTGGGTACAAGTAGTATCAGGAAAACCCTGTGCTCGTCAACCAGGCCAAAAATCAACACCTAAGTGTGTTTCTTCTGCGAAGAGAGCAAGTATGAGTAAATCAGAAAGAGCCTCTGCTCAAAGAAGAAAAAGAGCTGCTGACCCAGGACAACCACAAAAGACTGGTGCAGCAAAACCCACATACGTTTCAACTGATAAACCCAAAATGAAATCTGTAAAAGAAGCAACAGAGTTTGTAACTTTACCTTTGGAAATTGAAATTCCAAACAACATTAGAGATTTCAACTTAGGGTTGATGTTCCGCGAGAGTTTAGACGTAAATAGTGGAATGCTCTTCGTCTTTGATGAAGTTGCAGAACAGTCATTCCACATGACTGAAACAAAAATCTCTCTCGATATTGCTTTCATTAGAGAGGATGGAACAATCGAAAGCATTAAAGAATTAGAACCATTAGACGAGAACCCAGTTTCCTCAGATGGAGAGGTACTGTGCGCGTTAGAAGTAAATCGTGGATGGTTCGCAGAAAATAATGTTGAAGTAGGTGACGTGATTGATATTGAGGAAGGCAAGAAGGATGCTTGCTACCATAAAGTCAAGTCACGCTACTCAGTTTGGCCAAGTGCATATGCGTCAGGAGCACTGGTCAAATGCAGAAAAGTCGGTGCAGCAAATTGGGGAAATAAAACTAAGAAGGAAGAAGTTGAACTTGATGAAAAGTGTTGGAAAGGTTATGAGAAGAAAGGTATGAAGACCATGTTTGGAAAGAGATATCCAAACTGTGTCAAAAAAGAAGAAGTTCAACCAATCGAAGAAAAGAAAGGATGCAACCACACCCATGGCGGTGAGGAGTGCCCTGTTCATGGAATGTCTCCATGTGATGGACCTAAAGGTGGAAACGGAGGAAAACCAGGTCCAGATAAAAACTATGTAAAACCTATGGGTGAATCCATAGAAGAGGCAGTTAGAGTTCCAGCAAAGACTGGAAACATCATCGATACTTATTTCAATTATAGAGGTAAGTATTATGCTTTGAAGATGTTCTTCCCTCAAATTTCAGTACCCAAAAAATCTGATGTTCAAGATCAGGTTTCTAAAGTATATCCTGGCGCGAAACTATTAACTTTTAACGTTTCAAGCTATGAACCAGGGCAACCACTCCTTCACGTCGAAGGGGCAGCATGGACAAAAAAAGAAGGAAAGAATAAGTCTGGAGGACTTAACGAAAAAGGACGCAAGTCTTATGAAAAGGAAAATCCAGGAAGCGACCTTAAGGCACCAAGCAAGAAGGTTGGAAATCCCAGAAGGGCATCCTTCTGCGCTCGAATGAAAGGAATGAAAAAGAAGTTGACTTCCTCAAAAACAGCAAACGATCCCGATAGCAGAATTAACAAGTCCCTTAGAAAGTGGAATTGCTGAGTAAACTATGTCTGATAATGTATACCTTGGCAACCCAAATCTAAAAAAAGCGAATACTGCAATTGAGTTTACTCAAGAACAAATTCTTGAGTTTATGAAATGCAAAGAAGATCCTGTTTATTTTGCCAACAACTATGTCAAGATTATTTCTCTTGATGAGGGTCTAACTCAATTTCATCCATATCATTTTCAAGAGAAGTTAATCAACAACTTCCACAATAACAGATTTAATATCTGTAAGATGCCACGACAAACTGGTAAATCCACTACAGTCGTATCTTACCTTTTGCATTATGCTGTTTTTAATGACAGCGTTAATATTGGCATCCTGGCAAACAAAGCAGCAACCGCCAGAGAACTTCTTGGAAGGTTACAAACTGCGTATGAGAACTTGCCCAAGTGGATGCAACAGGGTATTATTGCATGGAACAAAGGATCACTGGAGTTAGAGAATGGCAGTAAGATATTGGCAGCTTCTACGTCTGCAAGTGCTGTCCGAGGCATGTCGTTTAACATTCTCTTCCTCGACGAATTCGCCTTCGTTCCAAACCATGTTGCAGACTCGTTCTTTGCCTCTGTTTATCCTACTATTACTTCTGGTAAAAACACCAAAGTAATTATTGTATCCACACCACACGGTATGAACCACTTCTACCGTTTGTGGCACGATGCGGAGAAAAGTAAAAATGATTATGTCCCCACAGATGTTCACTGGTCAGAGGTTCCAGGTAGGGATGAGAAGTGGAAAAAGACAACTATTAAGAACACGTCAGAAGCACAGTTCAAGGTTGAGTTTGAATGTGAGTTCTTAGGATCAGTTGATACACTGATTGCTCCTAGCAAACTCAGAACTCTTATCTATGATAACCCAATCAAAAGAAATGCTGGATTAGATGTGTATCAACCATCTCAAGAAAAGCATGATTATGTGATGACAGTTGACGTGGCAAGGGGAGTCGGAGAAGATTACTCAGCTTTCGTTGTTGTGGACATCACTACTTTCCCACACAAAGTGGTCGCAAAGTATAGAAATAATGACATCAAACCGATGTTGTTCCCCAATATCATCTATGAGGTAGCGAAGAACTATAATAGTGCCTTTATCTTATGCGAGGTAAATGATATTGGAGATCAGGTTGCAAGTATTCTTCAGTATGATCTTGAATATCAGAATCTGTTGATGTGTTCTATGAGAGGTAGAGCAGGACAGATTGTCGGTCAAGGATTCTCTGGAAAGAAAACACAGTTGGGAGTTAAGATGTCCAAGACTGTGAAGAAGGTTGGATCACTCAACCTTAAGACACTTATTGAAGAAGATAAACTTATTTTTAGTGATTATGAAATTATTTCCGAACTAACAACCTTTATCTCAAAGCATAACTCATTTGAGGCTGAAGAGGGTTGTAATGATGACTTGGCTATGTGTCTTGTCATCTATGCTTGGTTGGTCCAGATGGATTACTTTAAGGAACTGACTGATCAGGACGTAAGAAAGAGGTTATATGAAGAACAGAAAAATCAAATTGAACAGGACATGGCACCATTTGGATTCTTAAATGATGGTTTGGGTGAAGATAGTTTTGTTGATGGTGATGGAGATAGATGGACAACAGCAGAATACGGTGATAGATCTTATATGTGGGAATATCTTTCTTAATGGATTTAGATGGTCAGATAAAACTTGGACACCTTCTTTTACAAGATAGAAAATGCAGAACTTGTGGTGAGATAAAAAATTTAGTAGAAGATTTTTACAGAACAAGAAAAGATAGAGGGCCAGTTGCTTCATCATATTCATATGAATGTAAGGATTGCACAATAAAAAGGATCATGGCAAACAAAAAATCAGATAATCGATGGGAATACCCAGATTGGTAGTTCACGTCACGTTTCCCCTGTGAAAACCCTCCTTTTAATAAATATTTTGAGATACACTGAGATCCACGGAGAGAAACATGGCGACTCCTCAATTATCTCCTGGCGTACTAGTCAGGGAAGTTGACCTTACAGTAGGAAGAGCTGATAATGTCTTAGATAATATCGGTGCAATTGCTGGACCATTCAGAATTGGACCTGTTGATGAACCAATTGATATCACTACTGAGCAAGAACTGATTGCAACCTTTGGCAAGCCTCTTTCAACTGACACTCAATATGAGTATTGGATGAGTGCTGCCAACTACCTCTCTTATGGAGGAGTTCTTAAGGTAGTAAGAACAGGAAATACTAGCGACACCTTGATGGTGAACGCAAACGCAGGTGTTGGTATTGCATCAACCACCACGTTGAAAATCAACAACTACGATGATTATCAAGAGAATCATAAAGAATCTGATACATCGTTCACATATGCAGCAAAGAACCCTGGAACCTGGGGTAACGGACTGAAAGTTTGCTACGTCGATGACTTTGCAGATCAGACTGTTGGTATTGCAACCACAAGTCTTGCAAACATGGGTGCAACAATTGGATTCGGTGTTACTGCAGCACTCGACAACCAAGTCATCCCTGGAGCAGGTACAACCTCTGGATTCAC